AGAATAAATTAACATATCACCTGGTTTTAAATCTACTTTTATACCTGCTTGACCTGTTTTACCTGTAGGATCAAGATAGATAGGCCATGGGTCGCCACCTAAATTTAATGTTGTAGATACTTCACATGAATATCTATCTTTATGTCTGGCTAATACATCACCTTTTTTATATATTCTTGAATAGGAATATGTAGGACTTAATTTAAGTCCAGTGTGTTTTTCCATTACTGGTTTTACTTCCATTAACAATGTTTCCATTGCAGTGTCACTATAGTGTGAATAAGTATTAGGAACTTGGGCATCGTTCCATACACCAAAATATTCTGTAAATGGAGATATATATTTTTGATCAAATAAAAATCTTGCAACATTTCTTTTATTTAAAAAATATTTATAAACAAACTCTGCTAATTCAGGAGAAATAGCTTTTTTTAATACTGTGTATTTATTATTTTTGAACGACATTTAATACTCCTTTTGGTATTGCTTGACAGTTCCAATGTATAAATCTAAATGGACTATAACCCATATCTACAATGTACTGATGAGGTAAGTATGATGGAAAGAATATTATTCTACCAGGTTTAACTTGGTAATTTATTTGAGAACTAGCATGAGTTACTTTTGTTTTATCTTTTTCTGGTAACAAATTCATAACGTTGCCTGGTCTTGGATCTTCAAACATAGGCAAAGATGTAGACTCATCTGCTTTTAAAAAATAAAAACCAGAAATGTGGCCGTTCCAATGTGTGTGTAATGTATGATGTCCACCACCTTTTTTTGCAAATTCTTGTACCCACATTTCTGTAGTAAATAACTGATGACCAGACATATCAAAACCCATTTCACCTAATAAGTTATGTGCTGTTGCACCTATATAATTTTGTAATTCTGCAAAGTTAGGATCTCCTATTAATGATGTAGAATGAAATACATGACCCATGTCTCCTTTGTCCCCAAACTTTTTATTACGTTTATCAATGGCTGGTTTTGACATTTTCTTTGATGCTTCAATATATTTGTCTGATGCTTTATTTAAACTATCTACAAATTTTGGTTCATCTGCAAACCATATAGGACATTTAAAAAATTCTTCTAATTGTAATTGTTTAGGATATCCATCTGCACTACCACATGACATCTCTTCTAATCTTTTTCTTGTTTTTTGTTTTTTAGTTTTTTTCTTTTTCATATTTTTCCTTTATTGAAATGGGTATCCTAAGTTCCATATTACTAAACTGTTTCTTTCTCCACTTTTAACAGGACATACTCTATGCCATACAAACGAAGGAAATACAACCAATGATCCTTTAGGTAATATTTCTTTACATTTAACTGGTTTTCTAGGTTTGTCAGGATCTAGATTTCTAAAATCAAATTCTAGCTCTCCACCTTTATAATCTTTTGGATCTGATAATGTAACTGTTACAGATAATTTTCTAATTTTACCATGCGATGGATCATTAGCTTCTCTTTGATATGGTCTATCCCAACTATCACAATGCCAATCATAATACTGACCTTTTTTATATTTTGTAAACTGACAAGACTCTGAATAGTCCCATTTATAATTCCAACCTGCACTAGCATTTGCTTGATGTACATAAGGTTGAATTTCTTTATATATCCATCTATCATTCATCCAAACAATATTAGAATCTCTTTTCTTTTTTAAATCTTTAATTTGTTTTTGATTTAATTTTTTGTCACCAAAACCACCGGTAACTGCCATTTGTTCCTGCATTTGATGACCATATCTTGCAATGTCATCACATATTCTATGTGGAATAACTGATTGAAAATACCAATAATAATTTGTAAGGTTCATATGTCTTTATAAAGACAGTATAAAATAATATTAACTTATTGTCAATGTTCCTGAAACTGTAAAGGTTGCAATTTTTTGTCCACCCGGAGCTGTACTTGTAGAGTTAGTTCCAGGAGCAACAGATAATGTTCTAGCACTTGGTGCTCTAACAACTACTATTCCACTACCACCCGCTCTTCCAATTTGAGGTCCGTCTTGGTCACCACCTCCACCACCACCAGTATTAGCTGTACCTGCTGTAGCATTTGAACTTCCACCTTGACCTGTACTACCTGTTCCACCACCACCAGCACCACCTGGGGCAACAGTACCTGTATATTGGGCACCACCACCTCCACCACCACCTCTTTGTACGCATGATCCTGTAATTCCTGAAGTTGCTCCTGCACCACCAGTACCACCTCTTCCTGAAGCTCCTGTAGGAGATGGACTTGAAGGAGAACTTGGCGCATTACTACCTACTGCTCCTGCACCACCTCCACCACCACCAGCTCTACGAAGTGAGCTACCACCAGCATGACCTTGACCTGGAGGACTAGCTGTACCACCCGAACCTGTAGGGGACGAGTCAGTGTTTCCTGCTCCACCACCAGAACCACCGGGTCCACCTGTTCCACCTTCTTGTGCTCCACCACCACCACCGGTTGAGGTAATACCTCCAAAACTTGAATCATTTCCTGGATTTGCTGTGTTAGGTATGGAAGACGGAGAACATGCACCACCTGCTCCAATTACAATTGAATGTGATACAAATCCTTCTAATGTTAAAGCTGCTACTCCAGAGCCAAATGGAGATACTGTATAACAACCAGTAGAACTACCAGCTGATTCTTTGTAACCACCAGCTCCACCTCCACCACCTCTTTTACTACCACCAGAACCACCACCTGCTATTACTAAATAATCTATTCCTGCAAACTCTGCATAGAAAGGCCATGTTCCACATTTCTGTGCTTGGAATTGACTTTGCATTGACCACACACCACTTGCTTTATTTAATTCTTTTACGACAACTATGCCTGAACCACCTGCACTTGATCCACCATTAGGACCTGCAGCACTTCCAGAACCTCCACCACCACCTGTATTTGCAGTAGCATTACATGCGGCAGAACATCCTAATCCTGCTGTAGCTCCTCCACCTAAACCACCTGTACCTAATCTTGAAGGAACTGAAGGACCATTAATTCCTCCACCGCCACCACCACCAACAGCAGCTACGGGTGCTCCTGGATAAGTTGTACTTATTGAAATTCCTGCTCCACCATCACCTGCATCACCTGCGCAACCAGCGTCAGCATTTCCACCAACAGCAGTAAAACCACCACCTCCACCACCTTGTTGATTTCCTCCAGTTCCACCAGTGTTTCCTTGAGGGGGAGTTGTCGGAGGAGTATTTCCTGTACCACCATTTTTATTTGGTGAACTACATCCAGCTCCACCACCACCTGAACCACCTGGTGCATCACCGGGAACAGAAGAAGATGTTCTACTAATACCACCTCCACCACTTTCAGCTGTGTATGTTGTACATCCTATTACTAAACTTGAATCTGCGCCTTTACCACCATTACCACAAGAACTTGGTCCTGCTGATCCACCAGCTCCAACAACTACTGCTCCTAAAGCAGTGCTACCAGAAACAGGTATATCTGTAAGACATCTAACACCACCAGCTCCACCACCGCCACCAACTATTCCACCACCGCCACCGCCACCGGCAACAACAATAGCATTAACTAATCTTGTGCCTGATTGTGTAGTAACTATACTAGGTGAACTAGATGTTTTAGATGTAACTGTGTTTTTTCCAAACGAAGTGTTATTCGCTTTTCCTAAAATACCACCATTTGATGAGCCAGATCTTGGCATGTTAGTGTCCTCCTATGCGGACACCCAAGCTGTGCCGTTCCAATCGTAGATTGTTGGTGTTTCCGCTTCGTCGTTAGTTTTTGTTGCTTCCCAACCTTTAGTGTTGTCAGCATTATATTTTGTTTCGTTCCAAACAATTAAATATCTCCATACAGATGGATCAGCTCCATCATTTAAAATTGTTGGATAAGTTATAGGTGCTTGCCAATCATCATTTGAATCTAATGACCATGAAGCAAAAGGTTGTTGGTCTAAAAATTTATTTTTTACAGGATCATAAATATCTCCTATGCCTGCATATTTTTTTCTAAAATTATGATTGTAAGAAGTTTGTTTCCAAATTCCACCATTAAAAAAATTAATACACCATGTTTCTCCATCAACATGTTCATCTGATGGAACTACATCATTTCCTACAACTACTACTCTTTGTACTACTTGATGTGAATCTGACGTAAATCCAGTAGGATCTGTTAATGCTTTTAATTCTGCGAAATGTGCCATATTTTTTACTCCTTAAAAGTTATATTTATAATTTAATTTTTCTATACTGTCAACGTTCCAGATACAGTAAATGTAGCTACTTTACATCCACCTGCAGGGCCTGGTAATGTTGCAATACTATTAGTACCTGGTGCAACTGATGCACTTGTTGATCCTGGCATTCTTAAAATAACTATTCCTGATCCACCTGCTCCTGAAGATGTGCCACAATAAGGCATACCTGGTCCTTCAGCTCCACCACCACCTCCACCACCAGTATTTACTGTACCGGCTACACCGGCTGTGCCAGGGAAAGCTCCACCAGCTCCACCACCACCAGCTCCTCCAGTACCTTGAGTTATACCTGGTCCATAATAACCACCACCTCCACCACCAGCGTAAGTTACAGCAGAATTTGTAATTGAGTTTGGTGCTCCAGCTCCACCAGGACCTGCTACTGATCCAGTAACGGCTGTGCCTGCTACGGTTGCTCCACCACCACCACCTGAAATATTATAACCACATCCAGGTTTATTACCACCAGCTCCACCTGCATTTCCTTGAGGAGGAGTTGTTGGAGGACTGTTTCCGATTCCTGCAGTTTGACCTGGACTATTACCACCTGAAGCACCACCACCTGAACCTCCAGCTATTGGCGATGCAGGAGCTGATAAACCAGAATCTTCAGAGTTACCACCACCTCCACCTGCTGATGTTATAGCATCTGTTCCATCTGTTCCAGGAGCATTAAAACTTGAAGAAGTTCCTTGTATACCAACTCTATCAGCAACAGGGTTTGATCCTGAACGACTAGCACCTCCACCACCTACAACTATTGCATAATCTCCACCATTAACTGTTAATTGACATCCTTGTAATGGAGAAGGTCCATAACCAGCAGCACGATAACCGCCGGCTCCACCACCTCCTCCTTGTTTTTGTCCACCGGAACCACCGCCAGCGACTACTAAATAATTTAAAGATACTGTTCTAAATACCCAATCATTTTGTTTTACTTGTTCATAAACTGTATTCATTGCCCAAATACCTGGTGCACTTTTTGGAATTGTAACTGCAGGTTCATTAATAATTACGATACCTGGTCCACCTGCACCACCTGCTCCACCAATACTACCGCCACCACCACCGCCACCACCAGTATTTGCAGTTCCTGCTGTTCCAGTACTATTAAAATAAGCACCTGCTCCACCACCACCTGCTCCACCTGAACCACCGGCACCACCGGCAGGAGTTTCTCTTTTTCCTCCGCCACCACCACCAGCATAAGTTACTGAACCACCTGAAATTGTATTTGCAACACCAGCACCACCTGGTCCACCTGGCTGTGGTTTTGAACATGGTCCATTAGTACCTGCAGCACTAGCACCACCTCCACCACCACCTGCATCTTGTGAAACACATCCATTTGAACCCTGACCACCTGCGTTTCCTTGAGGAGGACTTGCTGGAGGAGTATTACCTGCTCCACCTAAAGCTTGACATGGACTACCTTTAAAACCTCCAGCACCACCACCACCTGAACCACCTGCTCTACCTAATCCTGGAGAAGTAGGTGCGGGTGAAGAACCTGAACCACCACCTCCAGCTGAGGTTACACTTGAAAATACTGAATCTGTTCCATTACCTGAAAAACAACCTGGATGTGATGATCCTGCTCCACCACCACCTACTGTAATTGTGTAAGGAGTTCCTGATGTTACAGGCACTGCTGTTCCTCGTGTTGGACTTGGTGTAAAACATCCAGAAGCTCTATAACCACCAGCTCCACCGCCACCACCTGCTTGGTTACGTCCACCGCCTCCACCTGCTACTACTAAATAATCTACATTAGCAGTTGCCTGTGCTGTAAAAGTTCCTGATGATGTAAATGTTGTTTTTTTTGCCGAAAGACATTGTGCTGCTTGCACTGTATTCGGGGGTCCAATTATTCCGCCATTAGCCATAACCGGTTACCTCCTAGTCGTCTAATACTTCATACGATATGAATAAGTCTAAATCACCTGAAGCACTAGCTCCACCTTTTAATATGTCACCTTCTCTTAAATATATAGGTGTGTCAGATACAACTAATGATGCATCTGCTGGGACTGAAATTGTTTTTGCTAAATAAACATCTGCTGCACCACTAGCAACTGTTGCTCCTGAAGAAGTTTGGACACTTGTATCAATATACACAGTTAAATCTGCAGCCGAAC